AGAGCAATAAAATGTCAGGGTATATCAAGAATGGCCGATAATCGTGTACGATTATATGGACAAAATGGACCCGGTCTTACTAGGAATTATGCATACAACTCAAGCTCAAACAATAACTCAAACTCAAATTCGGAGCGCCGCCGTAATAGGGAACGTGTTGCATTAGATATGAATAATACCATCCACGAATTATATGGTAGAGGAACCCCCGCGAGCCCGGTCAGGAAACCGAAAGCTGTGAATGTTTCAAAGTATGAAAAAATGTTGAAGAATCTTGAGAATAAAAACAAAAACAATAACAATAACAAAAACAATAAACCCAATAATGAAAACAAAAACGTGGTTTCATGGTTAAATAAAGGTATGGCGGAATCTAAAAAGAGTAAAATTCCCAAAAATAAGAGGGTCTTCCTCTTAACGGATTTGGCGAAAAATGGTAAGATTAAACAGGTGTGGGATCGTCGATTTCTTAACAAGTTCATTGAATCAGCTGAAACTCTCCCAGTGTCGCGCCGTCGAGAAGTACGAGAAAATAACGACCCATTCTTCACATCTCCACTGACACGGAACAAGTTTAGTAAGAATGACATCAAGGCGTATCCACCCACAAACGCGACAAAAGGGATAATAAAGCAAATTATGAATAGAAGGGTTCTAGAATCCAAAGTCAATACATTAATGAAAATTAATAATAGGGATTATTTAGCGCGGTCAAACATATTGGACACTATAAAGCGTGGTATAAGAAAAGGTGATATAACAACCGAGAAACAAATAAAGGAACTTGCTTTGATATACAAGGTTACCGGTAGGGAACTGCTCATTTCTGGACACAAAAAGGGTGGCGATTACTATACGGCGTATGTAGACGGAAAGTTCAAACCTCATCACATAAAATTTATGGAAACAAAACCCTTTATTGTTTCACAATTATATGACCCTTTCATTACAAGAAATAAAGCGTCCGGGACGGTCCCCCTCTATAAATTACCATCGTCGGTGGTTAAATATTTGTCACAATTTGAAAAATATGTGGGATCGAACGGATTGATGAAACCCGCGACTCGCGGGTATAATATCATTATACGTGTATTAAGACAAGTAGTCAGAGACGGTTATGTGAATTACAGGAGAAAGCAGACCATGGGAGAGATAAGTGCATTTAAAAATAATTCCAAGTTCTCCAACTTAGTAAATGAACTCAGTGAGTACTATAATTGGCATGAGACGGTGAGGAATGCTAGTTCGTAAGTATTTAGTTATTTGATTCATTACATAATTACTGTTTTATTTAACGACGCGTCGCGGACCGATGTTAAGACGACCCAGGTTCTCATCTCGAGGAATATTGTTGATAGCATTCAATTGCCACATCAATCTGTCGATCGATAACTCCCGGATTTCACCGGTCGCGATGTATTCGTCAATCTTGTTTGCGATACCTTTGCCGACACCTGGTACTTTTCGGGGTCCTTGTGAAATCTCGGTACCATTCGTGACTTCAAACGTAAGTTTGCGAATAGCATCGGCGGCCTTTTCGTAAGCTTCACTCTTGTGTTCGTTTTCCTGTACTTGCGCGAGTAATTCAAGTTTTTCGGCGATGTTGTCATTCGTAACGAATGTACAATAGTTTCCAGTTTCAAGAAATTTGTCTATCTTTTGAATGATACTTTTTCCGATACCATTCACATGAGAGATTTGTTCACCACTGGTTATCTTTGCGGGCCACCCGTGAATCATGTTAGCGGCGTGTCGAAACGCGTGTTTCTTGTATTTGTTTTCTTCTCGATCGGCGAGTTCATCAAAAGCCTTCACCAGGTCAGAGTTGTAACAGACAAAGAAGTCGTCATCATCATCTTCATATTCAGAATCATATTCGGAGTCGGTCTCGGAGTCAGAGTCAGACAATGGCGTGTATTCATCGGGTTCATACTCAGAATCAGAATCAGATTCATAAGGTTCGCCGCCAGTTATTTGCGCCATTGTACTACTGTCTGAGTCAGATACGACAGATTCATCGTCGCTCACTTGAGCGTAGTGGAGCATGCTTTCGTACTCAAGAATAGCCTTTTCTTCTTCGCATTGTTGAAGAAGCTTTTTGAGAGCGGCGTTGTCCTTTTCAAGGTTGGAAATGTAGGTAGCGATGGATTCAGCGTTCATCTTTGATTGAGTCAATTGATTATTCAGAGTGGTCAACATGACTTAGGTAATTTTTTTGTGTGTTTAATTTAAGATGTCAGTGAAGGCAAGATGTACCTCAAATGGAGAGTCACTCTATTACAATCTAAATGAAATAGGAGACATCACAGAGGGTAAGAAAATTACCAGCTTTGAATCCAAAATGCTCATAGACGTTATAAATGAAATAGAAGGTAGATGTATATCTATACACAGACAATGCAAATCACAATATCCACTCATAACACCTGAAAATTCCAAATATTGGTTAACTTCTATAGATCAAGAAAACAGGATATCACTCGCACACACGATAGAAAAGTCAAACATACCCGTACTTTATAACACACCGAGAATGTGCGATCCGGGTGTCACTATATCCAAAAATTGGAGTCTTCGTAATTACATAGAAAGTCGCCTTTACCTGTTTAACCGGGTTTATAACAAGGGTCAATCTATAAATAAAAGAAAACGAGATTTGTGTTACCCGAGCATAGTTTTCGATTTTAGACCATTCGTGTACGCCATGACAATGGAAGGAAAAACTATATACGTGTCTCAATACATAGTTCCAACGTCAAAAACTAAACTTGGTTACGTACCAATCAGTTCAATAACTCCTGATCAGCCCTCCCCAAAATCAAAATCAACGCTTGATATATTTAAGACCATGGTTTTAAACGTTGCCTCGAGTAAAGCAAATGCAGGTATAGCGGGTAACAATTACAACGTTAAAATGAACTCCGGAAACATGGAAGCGTTCATCAAATTTATAAGAGAGTACGATGGAGTTGAGTTTGTCGGTAACTCAAATTCAAATAGTTCATTTTTTCCAAAACAAAACACAACTGGTATACCAACCATACCCCTCACAGATGATATAATAAGAGTATTCTATTATGATTTACTCCATGATAAAGTAACAAAGGGTACAAAATTCAAATATTTTAAACAGTTATTTACCAAAGAATTTTTAAGCTTTAACAACTCTGTCACATTTAATATACATGTGGGAGCGGCGAAAGCGGCCAAGTCGTTTTCAAAATACAGAAGCATACTTTCCAAGAAAAATGAAACGAAAACGGCGTTCAGGGGGCGTGGCAATAAAAGAAAGGAAGTAGAGATCCCACAATATCCAGCCATGTTCAAGACTATAGGAGACTTGTCACAGTTCATATACGCGGGTAAATATAACACGATAGTGGCGAGTGGTGATAGAATGGGTATAGCTACGGGTTTATATGTAAACGCAAAGATGAACGTGGCTGTCAAGACGATGATAGAAGATGGTATAACGGGGTTTGTTGTATACACGAGTAAGAATAATGTTAAATTCCAATCTAGATCGTCGTGTGTAAACATAAAAGGTAGTGCATGTATGTTAAATAACTCAGTAAAGATATCAAAAGAACGTTTTGAAGCAGAATCTAAAAAATATATGCCACAGAACATCCGGGAAGGAATAAATAAAATAGAAAAAACCAAACCAAAGCTACCAAGAGGTTTCAAAAGTTTGGCTCAGTTAATAAACAAAAATTCATACAAATCACTCACACCAACCACAAAAGCGAACTTGAAAAAGAAACTCATCGAGTTTGCTGATTATTTACCGGATGAAGTAGATAGATATATGAACATAATAAGTCCAGAAAACAGGGGTAAACTCGCGGCGGCCACTGGTAGAGGTCTCACTACTAGGACCGGTGTAAAACGTGGTAGAAACAATACACCAAGTCCACCTGGTCAGGTCAAGCGCGCCAGGACCAATGTCACATGGGCACCAAACGTAAACAGTAAACCGAAGACTGCGAAAACGCCTGGTGCTAAAACGGCCGCGAATTTATTGAATTTGGCTAACAAATCTAAAAGCGCAAAGACTGCGAAGACTGCGAAGACTGCGAAGACTGCGAAAACACCCGGTGCTAAAACGGCCACGAATTTATTGAATTTGGCTCAGAGTAGATCCCGATCCGCCGTGTAATACGTCTTTCCTTTCATCACAAAACTATGCACTCTCGCATACGCCCACGCCTGCGGAGAAGCGCCCGGTCGGTGCCCGGTTCTCCATGCGGCGAGTCCTCGATCGTACACGGTTCTCAATGTCTTCAATGGTATCTTCGTCGCTTTCGCAATTTCGGGGAGGGATTTCGCGTTCGGGTACTTTTCGTGGAATCGTTTCGTGTACGAAGAGGTGCGGGTTTTCACACCTTTATCAGTTGAAAATTTCGTGTATGTTTTCGTTTTCATTTTTACATATCTCTTTTCTACGTCTCCGAGCGTCTTCAACCCTCTGAAATATTTAAGGGGTGCGTATACTGGACCCTTTGTTTTTCGCAACTCGCGAATCTTCTTAGATATTTCCTGATCAGTGAGGGCCATCTTAATTATTACATATAATTTTAATCTAACCAATCATAATCATCGATACTATCCATCTTAATACGACAACCGTCACATCTCCGACATTTCACATATGTATCTTCCACTGGTGAATATATTTCACATTTATCCCTGCACACATAGCAGTTGTATCTAACTTTAGCGACTTGTTTGCTTTTAAACTTTCGTGGATGTTTCGTCCTAGAATCTGTATGCAAGTCCAGACCTTTCCAAATAAGGAAATTCCCGGTGATGATTTTCGTCATACTTTATCTTCCGAAAAATTTAATGACGTCTTCGATGCTATCAAAAATTCTATTTTCAAAACACACCTTTCCTGACTTTTGAAAATAGACGCCTTCCCTCCCCTTGTAAGAAGCCTTGTGAATCATGTCTGATTTACGATGCTCTACATTTTGACTTAGTTAAACAAAAGAGGCTAAAATCGTATAAGATGAGTCTCGAAATAATCATAGGTAACATGTTCTCGGGTAAGACGTCGGAACTCATACGACGTCTGAAGAGATACAAAGTCCTTGGTAAACGCATATCCGTGATAACCTCATCGAAAGACACGCGTTCGGAAAAGGAAGTCATACACAGCCATGATGGTGTCGATTTCGAATGCCTGAAAGTGAGCGAAATCGCGGATACGTTACTGGATGAGAATTTCTGTGAGTCGGATGTCGTCGCCGTGGATGAAGCGCAGTTTTTTGATAACCTGAAAGGTTTCGTACAAATGTGTTTGTTTCTAAAAAAGACAGTCATACTCGCAGGTCTCGATGCCGATTTCAAACAGGAAAAATTCGGTGAAATTTTAGACTGTATACCCGTCGCGGATAGTGTGACCAAGTTATCAGCGTTGTGTATGAGGTGTAATGATGGAACACCCGGGCCGTTTACGAAACGTATCGTAAACACCAAGGAATTAGAGCTCGTGGGTGGGAGTGAATCATATAAAGCCGTATGTAGACAACATCTCATATTTTAGAATCTTTTAACATCAAGTATCAGTACAATTCTTCTATCATCCGTGGTCTTCTTAACCATGTGATATCTCGAATGATCGAATAACAAATCTTCGCCCGGTTTGTGTTCATGCGTCTCGTATTCCGTGTCTAGAGTACTCGTACCCTCGAGTGTGAGGTGGTATCTGAGATATAAGTTGTGTTCCGCTCGGTGAGGTGGTATGGTCATGGGTCCTTCCATCACGGATATCACTCCACCAACGACGCGCGGTATCTTGTCTATGCACCTCTTTATGAGTGGGAAATCCTCGATTTTGTAATAGTAATAGTTCTCATTCTTTTCAAACCATGAATCGTCGTCATGAAAGTAGTACTTTTTAGCGTCCTTCATGCCCGACAATAAAGCGTCTCTTAGTTCTCTGTAGTACAATCGAATGATCCACAAGTCATTGTAATCTTTTGGGTAATAAAATGGTTTATGACACAACATGTCTATGAGTGTATTTCTCATGCCCACGAGTGGTCTGAGAGGTCTACTGAAATACAGGCGGTCTATTGGATTTTTAAAATAATCGAACGCCACCAAGACAACCGAGCCTAAGAGATATTTCATTATTTTCTCCATATATAATAAATGCCAGGTTATAAAGGAAAGGAATACTACGCACCAGAACCAACCGATGAAGTCGACACTCTCGATAAGCGTTTCTTCATGGGTCTCACTAGAACGCAGACCGGTTTGATCGCACCACCAGTGCTTTACTTCACCATGGTTCTCTTCGCCCTCGCCATGGCGCTTCCAGCCGTGTACAAAAAGCGCCCAGCCTTGTTGATACCACTCGCCATTGGTTTGTACATCAATGGTATTCACTTGTACCACCACTACATCCTCTTGAAAAAGTAAATTATTTTAGACGTGTATATTAATAGAATGTTCCTATCAAAGGTGTTCGCAAACTTGATATTTCAGTCACTCGTGACATACGGCTTTGCGAAGGCTACCATAGAAGATCCAAAAATGAGTAAGGCTGTCGCCGAAAATGCGCTCACGTACATGGTCGCGTGGTTCGTCGCGCTTCTCATGTTTGCGTTTACGAAGAACATCATCACGCGATTCATGCTTTTCACAGCTTTGTCCGCCGTCGCGGGTATGTTATTGGGTACGCGAGGTGAGAGAGACGTAAAGGAGGCTTTGCTCGATGCGGTCACCATTTTCATCACCATGTTTGTATTGGGTGCCGTCACGCGCATGCTCGGGTATGATCTCAGGATGCTCGGTTCTATTTTGTTCGTATGTCTCATAGGTTTGATTTTGGTAAGGCTATTCACGGGTAAGAGGTATTCTCAGATCATCGTACCACTGTTTGCTCTCTTCGTCATATACGATACCAACAACATACTGAGACGAAACTACGAAGGTAATTTTGTGGGTGCGTCGTTCGACTACTTCGCCGATATTCTTAATTTGTTCAGTGGTCTCCTCGAAAATGAATGAACACCATACTTTTTTGAAAATGAAAATCGAAAAAAAAATAATTTTTTTTTCACTTTCTTTTAAAAGAAAAAAGTTTCAAAAATAAAAAAAATATTTTTTTAAAAATTTTCAAATGTTAATAATAATGAAAGTTACTCTCAAGAAAAGTCCGATCCGGGACAAGAAGTACAGAGTGACATTTCCAGATGGCGACCATGTAGACTTTGGGGGCAAAGGATACACGGACTATACCATACACAAGAACCCAATGCGCATGCGTCTCTATGTGTTACGACACGGTGGTGGAGACACTCGTAAATTCAGTGATCCACAAAGGGTACACGAAAGAATGTCTAAAGTGACTAAGAGCAAACTCGAGGATTGGGAAATCTCGGGTTTGAAGACGGCGGGTTTTTGGTCGAGATGGCTTCTGTGGAGTGAACCAAGTCTACGGGAGGCGATGAAACACATGAAAATGAGATTCGGATTAGACATCACTTAGAGAATTCATCGTAATGATAAAAAATGGTGATAACACCCCTTCGTGTGAGAATAATCACGAGACCACGGTTACCAAAACGTAAACGAATCGTAACGTGTTCCTCTAGACCGGAAATCACACCGGCTAAAGTCATCGAAGCAGTCGCCGGTAAGACTGCGGCATACGGCGTGATACTAGGAACCGCTAACTGGATTGTATCCGGTGCGAACCCGATCGAACAATATCACCGCCCCGAATTTGCGTGTTTGGGTGTGTTGTGTTCCGCCATATCTGCGTATTCGGTAGACATGTGCGTCGCACAGTCAAAGAGTATCGAGGAATTTGATAAAGTTTCTCATGTTGAAACCGGACGATTGGCCATGATCATATTCACGTCCATGCTGATTGGCTGTAGCATTTAATACACTTAAACGTGAGCTACGTCTATTATGAAAATGGAAAGAGATAGGTTAATTTTCTTCATGAAAGCGCACGCGCGGGGTATGATCGCCAAACACCGCGCCATCGTAGAAATATACCTAACAAAGCCTTCGGGTATCGGTGAACACTCCGATGTAATGGAAGCCATGGAAGCGGAACTCGATTTGATCGCTAAATACAGTGACCGACTCGAAGCTCTCGAAAAGTACATCGTTAACCCGGACACAGAATAAAATATATGTAAATATTAAATTATGGTACTGCCATTTTTGATTCTTCCATTGTTGAATGTTTTGGGTATAAATGTGTTTCCGGGTCAGGATGCGTGGAGTCCAACTGTCCCATTCGACAAGAACAAGCATTACTCCATGTCAGCCCTAAGCATCCTTTGCTGTTGCATAATGATATCAAATGCTTTACGAAAGAAATTCATAGGGTGGTGGGTTCCAGTACCAATGAAGCCGGTGGGTTACGGTTCATTGGCCGTGTGTTTAGGTCTGAGTTTACTCGTTTTAATAGATACAATACACAGAGTCCAATCACTCGGCAAGACGGACGAGTCACAAGAGGGATAG